ATGTTCTGCGATCCTGACGCGCCTGAGGTATGGCGCGGCCGTCGCACGTCGGTCGCCGGCCGTGACAGCCAGGCTGAACGGCAGGTGCGTCGCGGTGCACGCGTCTACGCGACCACGATCAACTCGGCCGCCAATCGCCTTGCTGCAGGGCTGGAAAGCCTGATCATTCCGCAGTCGGAGAAGTGGCACGGTCTTTCGACTGCTGCGATGGATGACGAAGAGACCGACGACGAGAAGGAATGGGCGGAGAGCCTTCGCGATTTCCTGTTCGGCCTGCGCTACTCGGCGAATTCGAACTTCGTGCCGGCGACCCAAGCCTGCCTCAGGAATGTGGTTCGGTACGGGCCTGCTTACCTCTACGCGGAAGAGGGCTTCGGCTCGACGCTGATCCGGTATGCCTCCATCCCCGTGGTCGAGGGTTACCTGTCGCGCAACCGGTGGGGAATGGTCGACACCTTCCATCGGCGCTATGAGCGCACCGCGCGCCAGGCTGCTCAGATCCTCGGCTATGACAAGCTGCCGCCCAGGGTGAAGGCACTGGTCGACGATCCGACCAAGTGCGAGACGAAGATCAGCCTGCTCCAGTGCATCAAGCCGCGCGAAGAGCGCCGGCTGTACAACAAGGGCGGCCAATACGGCTACTTCGACGCGGCTTTTGCCTCGTATCACGTCATCGAGGATGAAGAGACCATCGTGAAGGAAAGCGGCTTCCGCACCTTCCCGATCTCGACGTTCAGTTGGCGCCGGTATGAGGGCGATCCCTACGGCACCTCGCCGACGATCGATGCGCTGACGACGGTCAAGGAAGAGAACGAGGTCCGCCGTTCCGGGCTTCGCGCTTTGCAGCAGATCACAGACCCTCCGACGGCCACGCATAAGAGCCTCGGCTTCGTACCGGTCCTCAACCCCGGCCAGAACCATGAAGGTCTGTTGAGCAGCGACGGCAAGCCGCTGATCGTGCCGATCAACACGGGCCAGAACCCCAGTTACGCCCTCGACTATGCCCAGACCCGGGCCGAAGAGATCCGCGACATGATGTTCGTGAACCTGTTCCAGGTGCTGGTGCAGAATCCGAACATGACGGCGACGGAAGCGCTGATCCGCAACGAAGAGAAGGGCGCGCTGCTCGGTCCCTCCGGCTCGATCATCCAGGCCGGCTTCGCGACCAACCTTGATCGTGAACTCGCCATCCTCGAGGAAAAGGGTCTGTACGCTCCGGACAGCCGCTTCCTGCCGCCTGAGAGCCTGGCCGGTAAGACGGTCAAGCCGACGTTCACCAGCCCGTTGGACGTGCTGCGTAAGGCCTCTGAGGCCAAGGACACGCTCCAGGTGCTGCAGGCTGCGGAGATGATCGCCCAGTTCGATCCGACGGTCATGGACAACATCGACGGCGACGAGACGCTGAAGGTCATCCACGGCGCTGGCCGGGCGCCACAGCGCATCTTCCGCAAGCAGGATGACGTGATCAACCTGCGTGAGCAGCGCGCCAACGCGCAGCGCGTGCAAGCTGGCATGGCCGGAATGGCGTCGGCCGCTTCCGTGGCCAAGGACGCCGTGCCCACGGCCATCCAGGCACGTGACAGCGGTCTCCTCGGCCAGATCGCCCAGATGATGCCGCAGGGCGGTCAGGACGCTCAGCAGTGAAGGCAAAGCAGTTCGCACACTCGAAGCGTACGGGTGGCCCGGCGCGGTCTCAGGCGGCCCTGACGAACGCCTATCTGCGGGTGTTCTCCGGCGAGGACGGCGAGATGGTGCTGGCCGACCTTGCCGCTGTGGTCGAATACTATCGCCGGCCGTCCTATGGTGAGTGGCTGGCGAAGACGAAGACGCCGGCCGGTTACGAGCTGCACTGCGCCCTGTCCAATGCTCGGGCGGAAGTCCTTCAGCACATCATGGATTTCCTCACGCTTTCCGATGACGCGCTGATCGCCCTGGAACGGGCCGCGCGACTGGAAGCGGAATAGTTCTACCGCACGGCGCGGCAAGCCGAAAATTCCCCCCAAGAACGGAGAAATTCAATGCGTGGCTTTTCACGATCCCTTTCGCGTGCCGCAGCCCGTGAGGCTGGTATTCATCCGCCCGTTGCCGGCCTGAAGGCTGTCACCACGGGTCAGGGCGGCTCCTGGCGTACCGTGTTCACCTTCAACGGCATGCAGGTGCCGGTCACCGATGCGCTGGCTTACGCGTCCCAGAAGATTTTCGACTTCGCGGACGGCAAGGTGCGCATCAAGGGCGGCACGGCGCGGCTGCAGTTTTCCGTGCTCACCACGCGCGCCAGCACCATCAACGACAATGCCAGCCTGTCCTGGTCACTCGGCTCGGCCGCGGCGTCCAGCGCCACGCTCGCCAGCACCATGGTCAACGTGCTTGCCGCCACCACGCGAACGCTCGATGGCGCCACCACGGCCCAGTCCTCGGCATCGACCGCAGACGTTGCCGCTGCCGCCACGCTCGACGGCACTTCAACGCCGGTCGACCTCTTCCTGAACCTCGCCTTTGCGACCGGCACGGACATCGACGCCGACGGCGTGCTGGCGATCTACGGCACGATCACGCTCCTGCATGAGAACTGGGGCGACAACGTCTAACGGCCCCGCGGCTGGGTGAGCCGCACAGCACAAGGAACATTGGAACATGACAGATACGGCAGAAGCCGGGTCCGTGGCGGTCGATCCGCCGGCGGGCAACCTGGAGAAGCCAGCGGCGACGGTGGACAATGGGTCCGCCACCGAAGGCGCCAAGAGTTGGTTTGACGGTCTTTCCGAAGGCAACCGCAAACTTGCTGAGACCAAGGGCTGGACCACGCCAGAAGGGGCCGAAAAGGCTCTGACCTCCTATGCGGAACTCGAACGCAAGCAGGGCGAAAGCCTGCGCGTTCCCGCAGCCGACGCATCGAAGGAAGACTGGGACAAGTTCTATGCCAGGCTTCCCGAAGACATGCGGCCGGTGGCATCGCCTGACAAGCTGGAATTCAAGCGCCCGGAAGGGCTCCCTGCCGAACTGCCCTACGATGATGGGCTGGCCAATACCTCCAAAGCTTGGATGGTCGAGGCCGGTGTCACCGCAAAGCAGTCTCAGGTTCTTCATGATAAGTTCGCGGGCCACATGGCCGATCTGGCGAAGGCGCAGCAAGCCGAACTCGCCAAGTCGATCGAGGCCACGCATACCGAACTCGTGAAGGACTGGGGACCGACCGACAGTGACGGCTTCAAGGAGAAGCTGGAAACTGCCAACCGTGCGCTGACGAAGCTCGGCCTTGTAGATGTCGTCAAGCAGAGGGGGCTCCTCCTGCCCGACGGCACATTGACCGATCCTCAGATCGCTCGCGCGTTCGAGATGGTCGGCCAGTCGATGTTCAAGGAAGACAAGCTGGACGAGAACGGCGCGCTGAAGGCGGACAATCCCTTCAAGCGTGACGCATCCGGGCAGCGGAACCTGACGGCGATATCAGCCCTGGTCAAAAGCGACCCTCAACGCGCGAAGCGGCTGGCAATGGAGGCGGGCGAAAACCCCGATCTCTGGATGCCGAACAATCCCCTCTGACGGGCACCGCCGCTTACCTTCATAAGGAACTACCACGATGGCTGATGCCTACACCCGCATCTCGGACTCGATCGTCCCGTCCGTGTATGCCCAGTACTCTTTCGAGGAACACGTCCAGTCCCTCGAAATCTTCCAGGCCGGCATTCTCTACAACGACCCGGCAATCTCCTCGAAGCTCTCGATGGGCGGCCGCTCGGTCGACATGCCCGGCTGGAAGGATCTCGGCAACGATCCGTCGGAACCCGTCAATGACGATCCGACCGATTCCATCGAGATGAAGAAGATCGGTTCGCGGCGCGAGACCGCGGCCCGCAACGTTCGCGCCCAGGCATGGGGTATTCCTGACCTGACTTCGATCCTCGCGGGTTCCGACCCGCAGAAGATCATCGTGCAGCGCCAGACGGATTACTGGCAGCGGGCGAACAAGCTGACCCTGATTGGCCTCCTGAAGGGGGTCATCGCGGACAACGTCGCGAACGATTCCAGCGATATGGTGCTCACCACGGGCGCCTCCATCACGGAAACGGATGCGATCGACGCCGCCTATCTGATGGGCGACCAGGCCGACAAGTTCAAGACCTGGTGGATGCACTCCAAGCAGATGAAGGCCCTGAAGAAAAGGGACCTCATCGACTTCGTGCCGTCGTCTCAGCAGGGCGGTCCGCTCATCCCCTACTATATGGGGCTGCGCTGCGTGGTCGACGACGACATCCCGGTGGCGACGAACGTCTACACGGCGTTCATGTTCAAGGACAAGGCGATCCTCTGGAACGAACTTCCGGTCAACACCGAGGGCGGTCCCCTCGAATTCGACCGCAAGCCGCGCCAGGGCCATGGCGGCGGCGTGACCGAGATGGTGGGGCGCCGTCACTTCGTCCCGCACGTTCCCGGCACGCGCTTCCTCGACGCGTCCACGGCCGGCGAGTTCGCCACCGACGCCGAGCTGGCGCTGGCCGCGAACTGGGACCGCACCGCATCGAGCGTCAAGAACATGACGTTCATCGCGGTGAAGACCACCGAAGCCTGATGGCGGATGGCGAGGGGCTTCGGCTCCTCGCCTCTTTCCTGTTTGAGGTAGGAAGATGATCAAGACGAAACGCACTCCCGCGCAGACACGCAGGGAGAAGGTTCGGGCACAGTTCCGCGCTCACGCCATGCAGCTTGCCGGCGTGCCTGCCGCCCAGGCTGAGCGGCAGGTCTACGACGGGCACGGCCGGCCGCGCCGCAAGCCGCACTACATCAACATTATCGGCATGAAGGCCTGACCTCATGGCGATCACGCCGCTCGATGTCGCGAACATGGTGATTGCCGTGTTCGATGAGGCGCCGATCGATAGCCTCGATCAGGATGTCAAAGCTGCCCGGCTGCTCAACCTGCATTTCGATGTGACGCGCGAGGCGGAACTGACGAAGTATGCGTGGGTCTTTGCCATCCTGGCTGCGTCGGTTGAGGGCACCGATACCGGTTCGGGCGACTGCACCCTGAACTGGGCCTATGAACTGCCGGTCGACTGCCTGCGGCCTCTGCCTTTGACCGACAATGGCGAGCCCGACGGCGTGCCGATCTCGTGGCGGCAAGAGGCAGGGCTGATCTACACCAATCTCTCCGGCCCGTTGACCATCCGCTACATCGCGAACCTCACGGATCCGAACGACTGGGACGCGCTATTCACCGAAGTGCTTGTGGCAGCGCTGGCGATCAAGGTTGCGCATCCGCTGACCAAGAAGTCGGGCATGATTGATATCGCCCGCGCCGCTTACGACCGGGCGCTCGACGCGGCATTTACCGCGCAGGCGATCCAGCGCGGCGGTCGCATGGTCACCAACACCTGGGCGCAGGCTCGCGGGGACTGGCGGCGCTTCTGATGGCGACCCTCTATCCAATCCAGGACACCTTCGTTCGGGGCGAAATCTCGCCGCGGCTGCATGCGCGCGCCTCGCTCGATCTCTATCGCGCGGCTCTCGCCCGGTGCACCAACCTGGTGACGCTACCTCATGGGGGCATCCGCAAGCGTGGTGGCAGCTATTTTGTTGGGGAGGTAAAGGACTCTTCGAAGAAGACGCGCGGCATCCCGTTCATCTTCTCGTCGGATCAGGCCTACTGCCTGGAGTTCGGCGACCAATACATCCGGATCTATGCCTACGGCGCCCGTGTCGGAACGGTGGAAGTGGCTTCTCCATATCTCGAGGCCGACCTGTTCGACCTCCAGTTCGTGCAGTCCGCCGACCAGATGTGGATCACTCATCGGGACTATCTGCCTCAGGTACTGACGCGTGAGGCACACACCACCTGGACGCTGGCTGAGTTCGCCTTTCTTGACGGCCCCTACGACGACATCAACACCACGCCGACAACGCTGACGCCGGCAGAGACGGGGGCCGTGCATCCAGCCATGACGAGCAATACGCTTCCCACCGGCACGGTGTCGGACAATGGCGGGGGAACAAGTTCGTACCAGGTTTTCGATCGCGTCAAGACGGCCACCTTCAGCTTCGGCGGAACAAGCGGATGGATCGCTTATGACTTCGCCGGCACCGCGACGAAGGTTTGCGATGCGTATTGGGTCAGGTCTCGCTCCGATGGCGAACCCAAATCGCCGACGGCCTGGGACTTCCAAGGCTTTGACGGAACCAACTGGATCGCGCTCGACAGTCGGCAGGCGGAAACCGGCTGGTCGCGTGGGGAAGTGCGGTACTACGAATTCCAGAACAAGACAGCTTACCAGTCCTATCGCATCAACGTCACCGGCTCGGAAGACGACAGCAATTGCAACATCGCCGAGATGGGCTGGCATGAGGCCGGCGATACCATGACGCCGTTCGACCTCACGGCATCGTCGATCGCCGGGATCAATGACGGGACCGGCTTCCAGGCAAGTGATGTCGGCAGGGCGCTGCGTTTGCTCGGTGGCGACAATATTTGGCGGTGGGCGCGCGTCACGGCTGTCACAAGCACCACCGTCGTCAAGATCAGACTTTACGGCCACGCGCTGCCCGATATCTCTCCAATCGCGCGCTGGCGGCTCGGCACCTTCGTTCCCGGCAAGTATGTCGAGAGCGGTTCGCTCTACGAGGAACGGCTGGCCTTCAGCCGCCGGTTCTCTGTCTACGCCTCCGTCACTGGCGACTTCGACAATTTCGCCACGGGCGAGAAGGACACCGACGCGCTGGAATTCGTCCAGGCCGGCGGCGGTCAGGCCAACGACATCGTGTGGGTTGCGGATTCCGACGGCGCCCTGATGATCGGCACCTCAGGCGGCGTTCGGGCTCTCTCGGGCTCGGGCATCGACGAGGCGCTTACCCCTTCGTCGTTCAAGAACCGGCGTTCCCGTACCTTCGGCTGCGCGCGCATCCGGCCGGCCGATGCCGGGCAGTCGTTCCTCTATGTGACCAGGTCGCGGCGCTCGATCGCCGAACTGACACAGGTGCAGACCGGCCGCTACCAGTCGGACGATGTGGGCCAGGTCTCCGAGCACATCCCCAAGAAGGGCGTGGTCGAACTCGCCTTTCAGACCGACCCGGATCCGCTCCTCTGGTTCCCGCTCGATACCGGTGAGCTCGGCGGCTACACGCATCAGCCTTCCCAGGATGTCCGGGGGATGCACATCCACCAGATCGGCGGGACCGACGCCGTGGTGGAAAGCGCATGCGTCACGCCGGGCCAGGACGGCAACGACGATCTGTGGCTGTTCGTCAAGCGCACGATCGGCGGTGTGACCAAGCGCTACCTCGAAATCAAGACCTCGCCCTTCGAATACGTCACGCTCGACGACGCCTTCGAAGTTGACTGCGGGCTGACCTATTCGGGCGCTGCAACGGGGACGGTCTCGGGCCTGAGGCACCTTGAGGGGCAGACGGTTTCCGCGCTGGCTGATAGCAAGGTCTACACGGGCCTCACAGTCGCGGGCGGACAGGTGACGCTGCCGGGCGGCGCGACGGCGGCGAAATGGTCGGTGGGCCTTCCCTACGAATCTGCTGCCCATACCCTCGAACTGGACGTAGGCGGCAAGGACGGATCGATCGTCGGCCGGCGCAAGAAGGTCTCGGCGGTGATCCTTTCGCTCTTCGAGACCGATACGACCGGCCTGCAGATCAAGTCGCTGCAGCGCGGCCGGTGGGAGAGCGTGCGGATTCCCTCGGTCGTCGCACCCGACGGCAAGGCGAGCCTCTTCACCGGCAATGTCGAAGTCCCCATCGACGATAGCTGGGAGGGACAAGGCCGCGTCACCATCCGCCATGTCAATCCGACGCCCTGCACCATCCGGGCGATGACGCCTGTCTTCGACGCGGAGCCCTGAATGTGCACGTTTGCCCTTATCGGTCTCGGCCTCTCCGTCGGCGGCGCCGTCATGGAAGGCGCCCAACAGAAGCAGATGGCCGAATATCAGGCCAAGGCCTACGAACAGCAGGCGCAGGCAGACTCGCAGGCCTCAGCCTTTGAGCAGGCGCAGGAGCGCCA